TTGTCAAAATTCTTTCACACAAGAAATTGAAAAACAGTTTTGGTTAAAACTCGGTGTTGATGAAAGTTTTATAGATCATTATTATTCTTTCAGAACTAATTATAAAATTATTTCAAATGTATGTGTTGGTAGTGCTTTACAACAAAAAACAAGTGGTGAACCTGCAACATTAGTTAATAATGGTATTGTTTCAAAGGTTATTAGTAATTATATATTAAGGGGTGAAGGTCCCGTTGGAATAATTTATAAAGGGGATGATTTTAATAAAAGACAAGCTAATTTGAGGATTAATGAAGAAAGACTTGCTGTAATTCATGCTGCATGTCCATTGAAATTAAGGGTTTCAATTCAACAAGGTTCTGAATTTTGTGGTTTGGTGGTTATGAATGAATATGTATTTCCATCGATATATAGGAAGATGAATAAAATCGCTGGACATAGATTTAAGGATTATGAACATTTCTGCGAATATCAAAAATCTTTAAGAGACTTTGTTTCATTAATTGAATATTATGGTAGTGTTCAAGTAGTTGCTTGTAATGCCAATTTATATAGATGTTCTTTTGCAGAAATGCAAATTTGTTATGAATCTATTCAAAGTTGGTCCCATATTAATGAAAATCAATTTAATGAACAATTCAAATATCAGGAAGAAAGAGATAATATACCAATTTATGATGGTGATAATTTAATTTTAAAGGAATTATAGGAAATTAAGGGTTTAACAATTGCAATCTGATGTTTCTAAAGACAACTCACGTCTAAATAATAGTGTAAATAATAATAAAGATAGAGATGTCATATATAACACCAGAAGGTTGTAGAAGGAGTAAAAGGAGTTACGACAATAAAGAACCGTCACCGAATTTCTTGAATAAATTGTTTAGGGAAGAAACGAGTACGTCTAGTGATATGGAATTGGATCAAGAAGGGGATACTAGTGATAATAGTGGTGATAATCAAGATAATAATAATAATAATAATAATAATAACGAAGATAATAATAATAATTTAATCATGGATGATCAACCAAGGTATCAAGATTGGAATAGACAGAGATCTGTCAAGATTTTGATGCATGCACAATGGTATACTGTTGATGAATTAATGACAAACATGAATTACATTAGAACCATTAATTTCTCAATAACAGAACAAAGATCACAGGCTTTGGCGAGATTAAATGGAATGTTTTCGAGATGTCCATATTCACAAAATCAAAGATTTCCTGATGATTTAGATTTTGTTTGTGAAAGTGTTGGAGACTGGGC